GTCCAGATACTTGAGCGTATGGTACGGGTGCTAAAGATCCTGCAACAGTTTCTGGTAATAGAACATCCGTGCTTGATACTTGAATCACACGATTTTCTTTTAGACTCTTACCTCTGAGTTCAAGAACCTCTTTTGTTACATCTGTTCTTGTATCAATAACAATAGGTTTGATTTCTACTTTGCTTGCAATTGACATTTTACGTTCAATCATAGATCTTTCTTCTTGAAGACCTGTACATTCAGTGTCAAATGCTTCAAGTTTGGCAACATCCGTTTCCGCTTCTACAAGATTACGGATTTCAGTAAGTCTGACTTCAATTTCTTTACGTCTTTTTTCTAAATTCATTGTTTAATCCTCCACGATTAATATTTTGTTTTTATTTTGATACGGTGTTTCAATGTAATGACGTGTTCTTCCTGCTCAGCTACATCCATAGCCTTTAGTTCCAACTCCATGGATTCTAAAGAACGAGCGTATATACTAGTTGAATCATATGCCGGAGTATTCACTACCGAGACATCATACAACCTAGATATTTTTGTTATAATCCTCTTTGGAATTTTTCCTTCACGATTCCATGTTTGTTCATCAACCGTAAAAGCAAAACTCATTTTATCTAAGAGTCCACTTTGGACCATTTTATAGATATCCTGGTTTGAATTGGTATCTAATAGTTCAGCACGAACTTTCAATCCAATATTATCTACAGATAGCGATAATGACTTGTTTTTGGTTCTTGCGATAATCAGAAAGGAATCCATGTGGTTATACTTCATCGGTACATCTTTCATTAAGGTATCTTGAAGCGCATTCCGATCGATTTCTTCTGTAAAGCCATATGCTTCATCTCCAATGATGGTTTCTTGATTAAAAACAATAGCATAACCTTCTAGGGTCATCTTACCTTCGGTTTCTTCAAATTTAACGTCAGCTAGCCTAGTCTCTTTAATCATTAGTTCTGACCTCCACTTTCGCTTTGATTTGTTTATCAAGCGAATACTCTAGTTCTGAATCCTTGTAACAAAATTGCGTGAATTTGTTTTCTTTACAAAACTCATCGATGATTTTTGTTTTTTCTTTCTGCGTTTCTAAGATGACTTTGAGTGCATCTTTAGAAATCGTTCCATTAACTGTTACTTTCATTTTTTTTCATTTCCTCTCCTACTTGATAAATATTGGCCTTATCTGCATCCACAAAGTTGAGAGATTGCAGTCTCTTGTTTCCCCCTTCAATGGGTTCTAGTCCGAGTAATGCTCTGGATTCATTTAAGGTCATGATCCCTAGGCTCATCAGTTTTTCGATGGCACTCACTTTTGTATTCCAACTTGCATACTGCAATCGCTCACTATAAAAAATAATCTCCTCACCACGAGACAATTCGTTTTCGGTGAGTAATCCCAAAGAAAAAGCCTCTGATAGTTGAATCGCTAGAGGCTCAATCGTTGATTCATAAAAAGAGTTAAAATCCTCTTCAGTATATTTGTTCGCAAATATCGGCGCAGATACTCCAAAATAGTCCAAAATCTTTGATTGTAAGAACTCGAGTGTTTCTTTATCAATCAATTTTGGATCTACTCTTAAAGGTACATATTCCGACTTTAGATCAATAGGAATAATTGAACTACCTTTTGTTGATATTGAATCATTTAGTGCGATATCGAATAGTTCGCGTTGTTTCTTTTTATCCACTTCTGATAGCATGCCATTCATCTTGATGATCCCTTTGATTTGCATAGATGATTTGACTGCATTCTCAATACCCTGTAGAACATTCTCATTGATTGATATTGTTTTTAAGATTGCTTCATGATCACCACTTGATCCAGTTCCACCAAAGATATCATTCGAACCGAAGTATTTTCTTAAGTGGATGACATTTTCATAGGGTAATGTGAATTGTCTACCATCATCAAAATAGAACTTGATATAAAATGAGTCCTGATTATCAACCAATGCTTCAGCAAGAATTGGTCTTAGTGGATAGAGTGCTTTGATACTTCCGTTTTGCGAATCAAACATCGGATAGATAAATACGTTATCATTCAGCAATAGCAATGTGACAATCTTATATACAAAGTTGTACGGAGTCATAAGTGGGTTTGGGTGATGTTTTAAAAGAAAAGACAGTTTACCACTTTTCTCGGTAACTGTCTTATCTGATTCAGTTTTGATGTATCTCGGTTTGAGTTTAGCACATTGGCTAGCCACTCGATCAATACATATCTTCACCACATCACTCTTTGAAATGTTAGTTCCAAATGGTGTGTAGAAAGTGTTTAAATTACTTATTAACTGTAGAGCATCAAATGATCCAGTTTTGCTTTTTCGTTTTAAAAAGGACATGTTATAATCCCCTCCTTTACATACTGAAAAGTAAATGTTATAATTTTAATAATAAACATAGGCATATTGTAGAAATTGATAAGTGTCTTGATAAGGAAACCGATCAAAATGAATATTATAACTAGCAAGGATGAAATCTCAAATATATTATGTGAAATTGACAAACCATCTTTACAAAGAATTGACAAATCTTATTATAAAGATATCGAGTATATACATTGCATTGTCGACTTTAAATTGTTAAGTAGATTTGAACTTGATAAACTAGATTACATTTCTATAGACGAATCATTAATTATACATTCAAGCAGAATTATAATTTATATAAAATCAAGTATAGATTTATTAAAAGCTGATGTAGAAACAATAACTGATACAGTATCAATTAAAACAAATTATCTTGATTATCATATAAATTGGCAAGTAGATTTTGATTATGATAGTGATAAATTTGATCTTGCTTTAATTTTTGTTGAATAATCTTATTATAATATTTTGTTATTAATAGACAGGATAATACTTATAATGTAACAATTAAATATATTTTGGAAGGAGGTGACCAATGTGAAAAGATCACGTAAATTAATCTTCAATATATTCTTTTGGCTGATAATTTTAATTCTGATTGGTGGGCTATCATCTGGTGAAACTACGCAAGTAAAACTAATTGCTGGTTCTGTTATGGTTGTAATGCTAATTGGATATTTTATTTTGAGGAGACGAAGCAAATCTAAAAAGGCTTCTGGATTCACTGGTACAAATGTTGATAATTTGGCTGATTTATTGAACTCATGCTCCGTTCCAGTTGTAGCATATAACCTTATTCATAAAATGAGTTTTCTGAATGATTCTGCATCAATTGTCCACAATGCGAAAGATTTAAAATCATATGCAATAAATATGGATTTCAAGTATAAAAACGATGAGTGTATCAACGTTTTGTGTGATTTAGCTGCCACTATATGCAACAAATATGATGACGTTCAAAGACCGCTTGATATTCCGCAAATTTTTCTCCTTGCTTTTAATGAGAACTTAGTATTAGACGGATACAAATCACCATACATTTTTTTTGAAAATCCAACTATTCAAAAATTCATAATGGATTATTATAGTTGATATTAGTTTCATAATTTAAGACTACCCAGTATGTATATTTAAATCTATATAAGAGGGATTCAGTATGAAAAGTAAATTAGTAGTCAATCTGAAAAAGTGTGCAACATGTAAATATTATCAATCTAAAAAAAAACTGATAATGTTTGGAAAAGTAGTTGAGGTAGATTCAAAAGCACCATGCATGAAAACTTATAGTGGTAATATAGTTGGTCTTTCAGCAACATGTAAAAGTTATACTAAAGACCCATATTTATAATTTCAGTTTACACATATTTTATTTGCCATCGTTATTGATGGCTTTTTTTGTTTTTATAAGGAATTTAACTTCAAATAAAAAAAATTTTCCTTGAATTTTTTGTATTACAGCAGAAAACACCGTAACCATTTTTACCTATATCATATTCTCATAATCAGTTTTAAATCTATTCAAAATAACATAAGCAATGATTAAGGCAACTGTACCATCAATGCGTTTGTATTTCGAGTTTAGCTTTGATGGTTGAATATTTCCATTTAAATCAACCTTAGCTTGTGTATTAGACAAACACCATTTCATGATTGGATTGTTGTTGTAATTCACTAAGTTGTTTTTTAAATCCGCTTCCAAGATTTTCATCGGTTCAGATAATGAATAGATTCCTTGCCTAACTTTACCCATATTGAATCCTAAGTCTTCCATTTCTTTAATCCAATACTGTGAATTCCAGGGATCATATCCTACCCATAAAGGTCTAATGCCATATGTTTGAATCATCTTCATGAACCATTGAGTAACCAAACTAAAGTCGTTTTGATTTCCTTCAGTTAACGTCACAAAACCTTTCTTGATCCAAATATCATATGGAAAATTATCTTCCTTTATTCTTTTCTCTACAACTTCGCTTGGCATAAAGAAATGTGGAATTACATACTTTTTGTTGCTATCTCTTTTTTGAATCACTAGGACTGCTGCAGTTAGATCGGTTGTTGAAGATAGATCCACACCACCAATTGCATAAGAATCTCTTAACTCATCAATTGTATAAGCATCTTCATTATTTAAATCTTCAAACGATAACCAAGAACCAGAGTCTGCTTGTTTGATATTGAAATCCTTACAAAGCATCGTCACTCTTGTCGATAAATCATGTTTAGATTTATTCATGACATCTTCTAAGTATGAAGGAGTTTTAACTACACCAATACTTGGATTTGATTTTTGCCAAGTCAAAGTATCTTCATAGATTTCTTTAGTTGAGTCTTGAGTATATAACCAAGCTAGTACTCTTTCATCTTGGATTTCACCTTTCAACATCTTTCTAGCATAGTCTAGTTTGCTATCTAAAAAACCACCGATGGTTGTTCCTTCAGTGGTTATGATAAATATGAGTGGTTCTTTCTTGGTTGATTGAGATTGCTTGATCGCATCATAAACTTTTGAATCGGTCATTTCATGCACTTCGTCAATACACCCTACTTCAATGTTATATCCGTCTTTGTTT